GCAGGCCCTGGCCCGTGGCGTCACCCCGGATGCGCTGCGCCAGTCGGTACTGAAGCAGGCCGCTGAGCGTGATGTCGCACAAGACATCGTCGCCGAGGCCCCGGCACCTGCATCTACCAAACCCCAATCCGTCGCTGACAGCCCCTTGGTCAAGGCGGCCCAAGCCTATGGAGGTCGTAAATGAGCACACCTTTGATTTCCCCCACCACCCTCGGTGATCTGGTCAAGCGCGAGTCCGACCCGGACTACACCCGCGAGACCGTGACCTTGAAGGCGGGTGCTGCCTATCCCCTGGGGGCCGTGCTCGGCCGCATCACGCTTGACGGCAAATACACCCTGTCGCCCCACGCCGCTGTGACCGGCAGCGAAGGCGCTGAGATCGCCTGCGCCGTGCTGCTGCACCCGGTTGCAGCCTCCGACACCGACACCAAAGCGGTGGTGCTCGCTCGCGGCCAGGTGATCGTTGCCGACCGTGCGTTGGCTTTCGATGCCTCGATCACGGATGCCGCAGCCCAATCCCTCAAACACCAGCAACTGGCCGCCCACGGCATCGTCGTGCGCGCCGCTGCCTGAACCACATTCGCAGGAGTTCCTCCATGACCGTGATCGTCAATCCGTTCGATGCCGGCGGCTTCACGCTGGCCGAGATGTCGGCTGCCATCCAGATGCTGCCCAACCCTTATGGCCGGGTCGGCCAGCTGGGACTGTTTGCCCCCGAACCGATCTCCCAGCGCAACGTCACCATCGAGTCCATCGAGGGTGAACTGCGTCTGCTGCCGGCCGTGGCCCCCGGTGCGCCCGCGACGGTGGGCACCACCGACAAGCGTTCGGTACGCTCGTTTGCCGTCCCCCACATCCCACACAATGACGTGGTGCTGCCCGAGGAGATCCAGGGTATCCGGGGCCTGGGTCTGGCCGCTGGCGAAGATCCGCTGGTGACCGTGATGACCCGCAAACTCGCCCGGATGCGTGCCAAGCATGCGCAGACGCTGGAGTACATGCGCGTCAATGCATTACTGGGGATTACCAAGGATGGGGCGGGCAATACGCTGTACGACTGGCACAAGGCGTTCGATATCGCGAAGCCCGAGGTGGATTTCGTCTTCGGTAGCACCGACGATATGGTCATTCACTGCACCGAGGTGGCCCGCCAGATCGAAGGCAACCTCAAGGGCGAGATGATGACCACCATCCACGCTCTGGTCAGTCCCGAGTTCTTCGACAAGCTGGTGGCACACAAGACCGTCAAGGAGGCCTACACCTTCTACCAGGGCACCGCTGGCACCAATCCGCTGCGCGACGATGTGCGCCGGGGCTTCCGCTTCGGCTCCATCCTGTTCGAGGAGTATTTCGGCACCGTCACGTTGGCTGATGGTACGCCCGTGCGCCTGATCCCGCCGCGCGAAGGGGTGGCGTTCCCGCTGGGCACGCTCGATACCTTCCGGACGTACTTCGCCCCGGCGAACCTGATGGAAGCGGTCGGCACCTATGGCCAGGAGCTCTACGCCCACCAGCTGGCCCGCCCCAACGGCACCGGCGTGGACATCTACACCCAGTCCAACCCGCTGCCCATCGTGAAGCGTCCGGCACTGACCGTGCGGCTCTTCTCCAGTAATGGCTGGTGATCGTGATGGGAGGTGGCCATGACCGTCTTTGGTGACCTGACCCGGGCGATGTCATCCATCGTGCTCACCACCTTCGGTGAGCCGGTGTTGTTTCACCTTGAGGGGCAAGCCGAAGCGCTGCCGGGCCGGGGCGTGTTCACCGCTGCGCACCAGGAGGTGGATGCCAGCACCGGCGTGCCGGTGTCCATGGTGCAGCCGGTGTTGGAGGTGCGGCAGGCCGATCTGCCCGCCACCCCGACCGAGGGCGATGCCGTCACGGTGCAAGGTGTGCGCTACCTGATCGTCGAGGTGCGCCCCGATGGCCATGGCTTTCTGAAACTGATGCTGCACAAAGGGGGCAGTGGCCATGAAGCACCCGCGTACCCTGATCCGTGAGGCAGTGAGGGAACGGCTAGTGGCGCAGTTGCCGGCGATTGATCCGCGCATCAGCGCCAACCGCATCAGCATCCACCGCACGACACCGCTGTTTGCCGGCAAGCTGCCCGCCATCCTGATCTACACCCGCGACGAGCGCATCGAGGATCAGCCCAACGCCGATCCGGGGCTGCGTTACAGGAAGCTGGAACTGTCGGTCGAGATTGTCGCCAGTGGTGAATTTGCCGCAGAGGAGGCCGATGGGCTGGCGCAAGCGGTCGAAGCCATTCTTGATGCGGACGAAACCCTGGGGCTGCTGGTCGAAAGCACGCGCCTGACCCGTACTGAAGTCGATCAGGGGGGTGATGGCGATACGCCGGTGTTGGCGGCGCGACTGTCTTTCGAGGTCAGCTACTGGACCCGGCCGGTGGAAACGCCTGAAGGCGAACTGCCGCTGCAGGTGCTCTATAGCTGGGTACCGCGTATCGGGATACCCCACAAACCCGACTACCAGCCCCTGCTCGACCCGACCGGAGTCACGCCATGAGCGAACGCCATCTGCACCAGGACATGACCGAGGCCGAGCGGCGACTGAGCAATGTGGTGTTGCTGGGGCAAGTGGCCGAACTCGATGCGGAGAAAGCCCGGGTGCGAGTGCAAGCCGGTCCTATTCTCACCGCGTGGCTGCCCTTTGCCACCGTGAGGGCTGGCCCTGATCGCACTTGGCACGCGCCGGAGCCCGGTGAGCAGGTGGTGTTGGTCGCCCCGGGTGGCGATCTCAACCAGGCGGTGGTGGTTGGCACGCTCTACCGCGACGCCTATCCGCCACCAGCCGACAGTGCCGACATCACCCGCACGCTCTGGAAAGACGGCGCGGTCATGGAGTACGACCGTGCGCAGCACCACTGGCGTCTGTCGGTGCCGTCAGGCGGCAGGATCGTGCTGGAGATCGGACCCAGCAAGATCGAGATGACGGACGCCGGCATTCGCCTGACCGCACCCCGGATTGATCTGAACTGAACCCCCCAGTCCTGCGCATTCGATCTGCGCCCAACGGGACAGACGCTGACCCTTCCGCAAATTTGCGTAAGGTTGGCGACCGAGGAGAAAGCAATGGCGGCTGCCACACGCCTGGGAGATCGCTGCACGGGTCACGGCTGCTGGCCACCGCGCCCCTCCACCGGATCAAGCTCCACGGTTTTCATCAACGGCATCGGCGCCCACCGCCAGGGGGATGGCTGGGCCACGCACTGCTGTGGGCCGGCCTGCCACGCCAGCACCTTGGCCCAGGGCAGTGCTTCGGTGTTTGTCGATGGCCGGGCACTGGGGCGTATCGGCGACCCGGTGGCCTGTGGATCGCGGGTGGCGCAGGGTTCGCCGAACGTCTTTGCGGGTGGGTAGGCCTTGGCCTGCTTAAAAGCGCCGGAAGATAAGCCTTCAAACAAAGGTCGCGGCCGACACGCCGAAGCGTTCGCTCAGTGCTCGCACTTGGCGGATGTTGAGCTCGCGCTTGCCGGTCAGGATTTCTGAGACAACGCCCTGGCTACCGATCTCCGTGAGATCGCTTTGTTTGAGACCGTGCTGCTCCATCAGGAACTTCAGGGCTTGCACACCGGTGGTCTCGGGCAGCGGGTGGTGCTCGGCCTCGTAGTCCTCGATCAGATCGCCCACGATGTCGACCAGCCCCATCGCGGGATGGGTTTCGTCACCCTGGGTTTCATCCAGCAGAGCTTCGAGCATCTCGGTCATTCGCGCGTAATGCGCTTCATCCCGGATGGGGGCGATGTCGGTAGCAGCACGGAACTGTTCCCAGACCGGGAGCAGGTGCTTCACGTCGATGGCTGCATTCATGATTTCCACGCTCATTTGTCGTAATCCCGGTGAGTGAGCACCGCCTTGATGTACACGATCTGCTTCTCGAACCGGATGTAAGCGATCAGCCGGTACTTGTTGCCGCCGATGTCGAACACCACCAATTCGCCGACTTTATCCACTGCATTGAAGGCCGCTTTGAGCTCGGCCCAGTTGGCAAACAGGTTTTTCTCAATCACCCGCCGCCACCCCTGCAACGGGGCTTCGGCCTGGGGGTGGTCGGCAGCGAAGGCCCGCAGGGCACTGTTGCTGATGATTTTCATGGGAAGAGTTTATCTCATATTGAGATAAATGGCGCCCCGGTTTCACGGAGGTCGTCCATGCTCGGACTCAACGCCCACACTGGCCAGTCCCTCGCCGGCCTCGATCACCTGCGCCAGAGCATCGCCGACATCCTCACTACCCCCTTGAACACCCGGGTGATGCGCCGCGATTACGGCTCGCGCATTCCCGAACTCATCGACCAACCCATCACCCCGCGCCTGGCCGTGGAACTCTACGCCGCCACCGCCGAGGCGCTGCGCCGCTGGGAGCCGCGCTTCAAGCTGACCCGTGTGCGCCTGACCGATGCGCGGACCGGCTGGGTTGAGATCACGCTAGAAGGCGAAGTGCGGCTGCAGGGTTTCGAGGGCCAGACCGTCACCTTGTCTGGCGTGAGTATCGGCAGTGGAGGACGCCCATGAATTTCACCCCCTCCTTGGCGCCAGAGCTCGCTGGCCTGCCCGCGCCGCAGGTGCTGGAGACGCTGCGCTTTGAGCACATCTTCGAAGCGCTGCTACGCGAGTTTCGGCTGCGCTACCCGCAGTACAGCGCGCTGCTGGCCTCCGACCCGGCGATCAAGCTGATCGAGGTGGCGGCCTACCGGGAGTTGCTCTTGCGATCCCGCATCAATGAAGCGGCGCGGGCGAATCTGCTGGCCTTTGCGGTGGGCCACGATCTGGAGCACCTCGGGGCGTTCTATGGCGTGACGCGCCTGCCCCAGGAGCAGGACGAGCCACTGCGCCGGCGCATCCGCGCCCGGATCATGGGCTTTGCCAATGCAGGCGGCGCGGCGCACTACAGCTACTGGGCGCTGTCCGCCTCGCCGGAAGTGGCCGATGTTGCGGTCGACAGCCCTGGCCCCGGTCGAGTACGGATCAGCGTGCTGCCGACTGGCCACAGCGACACCGTCCCTGAATCGCTGCTGGAAACCGTGCGCGCCACGGTGCTGCGTGACGATGTGCGGGTGCTGACCGACACCGTGGAGGTGGTGCCGGTCAGTCTGGTGCCGGTGAGGGTGGCCGCCCAGATCTGGCTCTACCCCGATACGCCCATGGCGGTGTTCGATGCGCTGGCCTCGCGTCTCACCCGTGAGCTCGCCCAGGCCGCCGTGCTCGGCTGGGACCTGACCTGCTCCTGGCTGATCGGGCAACTGCAGCAGCCGGGTGTCCACAAGGTCGAGCTCACTGAGCCTACCTCCGATCTCCGCATCCACAGCACCCAGGCGGTGCGCCTGACCGATGTCCAGCTGACCTTCGCGGGCAGAGATCGGTAAGCGCCGCCCTGGGGTTTGTCCCCAGGAGGGCGCATGACACCCGACGATCTGTTGCCGCCCAACGCCACGCTGCTTGAGCGTTCGCTCTCCGTCTCGACCGATCTGCTCACACGCCTGGCCGGTGACACCGAAGCCCTGGCCGGTTTCAAGACCGACCCCGCTGACAGCCTCTTGCCCTGGCTGATCTGGGAGTACGGGCTGGGGGAGTTGCTGCCTTACCTGCCCGAGCCGAGGCGAGCCATCACGGAGGGCATCCGCTGGCAACGCCTACGTGGCACCCCGGCGGCACTCACCACGGCACTGTCGTGGATCGGGGCGACTGCGACCGTCGAGCAGGAAACGCCGGGCATTCACTTTGCCGAGTTCCAGTTCGATCCGGGTCGGGTGCTCGATGATGATGGCTCGATAGCCAACCTGATCGCCATTGCCCGGCTGTCAGCTCCGGCCCGCAGTCGGCTGTCCCGCATCTACCACGGGTATGACCTGCGCCACCTGGTGCTCGACGAGAGCCGGCTGGGCGAGGCGCTGCTGTCGGATCACAGCGGCGTCTTCTGGCGAGACGGGCAGACCAAGCTCTCCTTTGGCCGGGTGCGCAAATTTGCGCAGCCCGCGCAGGACATCGCCTTGATCCCGGCCCGCGAAGCGGTGCGCTTTGCCGTGGCAAGGTTGATCGACCGCTATCTGCTCGATTTTTCGGCCTTGGGCGATCCCGGCCATACGCGCAACGAGGAGATCCTGCATTCGCACCTCTTCACGCTCGCCAATGCGCTGGGCGTGCCCGATCCGGTCGGTGTGCGACCTGAGCGCAAGTTCTGCAAAGCGATGGTGGTGCTGTCTGACAGCACGCCGTTGGGCGACACCAACGCCAACCTGCCGAGGTTTGTGTGGAGGGAGACAGGGGCGCCGATCACGCTCGGCAGTGGTGACCGTTTGTCGGCGACACCGCATCGGCTGGTCCGCGTGGAAGTGCTGGAACGCTGGAATGCCCAGCATCCAGGCAGTGCGACGGCCCCGATCCCGAGCCTGCGCAGTCAGCGAGAAAGCCGCGCTGTCCATCGGGTATCGGCTCGCGCCGATGCGGCTCTTGGCGTGCTGCGTCTGGGCGATCCGCGTGGCGCCTGGGATGTGCTGGCCCTCACGCGCACCTATGGCCTGGCCCAGGACCCGCTGCCCAACCCCGCGAGTTTGCGCCCGCGTCTGTACCAACGGGCACAGGTGGTGCTCTCCGAAGTGACGCTGGGCGATGTGAACAGCCGCACCCCACGTCGCGCCTTGTACCGCACCCAGCCCCTGCCCCGGCTAGGCGATTTCACTCTGGGTGAAGCTGCCGAGATCGAGTGGCGCGCGCTCACAGAGATGCAAATTTGCATCTCTGGCTTCACTGAAGTCACCCCCTATGTCTTCGAAGACGCCCGCCCGAGCCTGTTGCGCCTGCTGACCCGTAGCGCTGAAGCCGGCGCCGCTTCACAGGTTTCTCCCGCACGTGTGCCGGTCCTCAGTCGCCGCGCCACCTGGAGCGGCCAGACCTGGACCGGTGTGCGCTGGCCGGCTTCGAGCTGGACCGACACCCGCGAGCTGATTGGCACCGGCCACACCTCGCAGTCCTGATTTTTTGATCCCATTAATTTCCTGGAGCACCCGATGGCGATTCTGACTGCCAGCGGTCGCGCAGCCCTTGCCGCCGCGATCAAACAACAAACCTTGCACCTCGCCCTGGGCGAAGGCGATCCCCTGTGGGACACCACCAAAGCGATCAGCACCCAGTTTGACGAGGCCGGTGTGATCGAGCTGGGCTTCCAGCATCTGGCCGACATCCGGGTGACCTCGCTCGATGACCAGACCGAGTACGCCTTGGACATCGACTACAGCGCCAATGCCCGTGAAGGCGTGATCCGGCGTCTGCCCGCCAGCAGCATCCCCGAACAGGGCGATGTCACCGTCCACTTCAAGGTCTCGCATCCCCCCGAGCCGATTGGCCAAACAGCGCTCCTGCGCGAAGTCGGTCGCCGGGTGGTCGATGAGGTGCATTTCGTCGCCGCCGACGCGGAGGGCGAGATCGTGGTGCCGACTGGGCGCTACCGGCTGAGTACCGAACCGACCAACCACCTCTTCATCCGGGTGCGCTTCGACTTCGAGGATGCCGCGACTAGCGTCGTGCGCGAGCAAGGCCTCTTCGTCAGCACCCAGACCGATCCCGCTTTGCCCATTGGGCAGAAGTTCTTCATCCCGGCCCAGATTGTTGAGCCCGGCATCCTGCTCGTGCTGCAGAACTCGGTGCCCATCGTGCGCCAGCCCAGCACACGCGAGACCTTCGAATTCGTTGTCACGTTTTAAGCGAGGCCATCCATGATCGAGCGTTACTACAACCTGTTTGACCCGGCCAAGCACTACACCCAGCTGCTGTTCCGTGCCGGAGATGGCCTGCAGTCGCGGGAACTCAACGAGATCCAGACCACCTTGATCTACCGCCTGCAAGGCGTGGCCGATGCCTTGCTCAAGGATGGGGACATCGTCAGCGGCGCTAATCTGCAGATCGATGCCGATACGGGGCTGGTCACGCTGGAGGCGGGTCGCGTCTATCTGCGCGGGGCCGTGCGCGAGGTGCCGGCTGCCTCCTTCACCGTACCGGTCGATGGCCGGGTGGCCGTCGGCGTGCGATTTTCTACCCGCACCGTCACCGAACTCGAAGACCCCAACCTGCGCGAACCCGCCGTGGGCGTGCGCAACTACCAGGAGCCGGGTGCCGGCCGTTTGCAGGAAACGCTTGCCTGGGGATGGGAAGGGGCTGGCACCAGTGACGGTCAGCCCGGCGACTTCCACGCCGTCTATGCGCTCGACAACGGTCTACTGGAGAACCGTCGTCAGCCGCCGGTCCTGGATGGCGTGATCGCAGGCCTGGCACGCTACGACTATGACGCCAATGGTCACTACGTCGTCGACGGGCTGGGCGTGCGTTATCTCTCCTTGGACAGCGACAGCCAAGAGCACATCTTTTCGGTGGCGGAGGGGCGCGCCAACATCGATGGTTTCAAGGTCGAGCGCACCCTGTCGCAACGGCTGCGTCTGCCCATCGACCCGGATCTGCAGCGGGTGTCCTCGGAACCGCAGGTGTTCAACGATTCGGGCAATGGCTCGATGGTCGTCACGATCAACCGTCCGCCGCTCGCGCAGGTGCTCGACATCAAGGTCACCCAACAGAAGACCGAGACGGTGGTTCATGGGGCTTTCACCGGCAGCCGCGATGTCCTGACCGAGCCGACCGTGGTGGCGGTGCTGGAGGTCACACAGGGTGGCGCCACCTACTTACAGGGCACCGACTACAAGGTGGTGGGGGATGAGATCGACTGGAGCCCGGGCGGGGCAGAACCCGCACCGGGATCGAGCTACCAGGTCACTTACCAGTACATCGCCAGCGTCACGCCGACCGATCTGAGCGACACCGGCTTCAAGGTGACAGGGGTTGTGCAGGGCTCGACGATGTACATCGACTACCAATGGAAACTGCCGCGCGTCGATGTGCTGGCCCTCACCGCTGATGGTCAGGTGGAACGCATCAAGGGGATTTCGCAGGTGAGGAACCCCATCGCCCCCACCGTGCCGGCTTCGCGCCTGGCGTTGGCCGAGATCGGCTACGACTGGCGCAGTGGCTCGGAGCCGGTCGTGCGCAACATTGCGATCCGCACCATCAAGGTCTCGGAACTCACCGCGATGCAGCGCCAGATCGCCGATCTTTACGATCTGATGGCACTCGAGCGCCTGCGGGTCGATGCCAACATCCGCGAGCCGGCCGCCAAGAAGGGGCTGTTCGTCGACAACTTCCTCGATGACGATTTGCGCGATCAGGGCGTGTCGCAAACCGGTGCGATTGTGGCCGGGGTGCTGACGCTGCCGATCACGGCATCCGCCCAGCACGCGAAGGAGAACGGCAATGCGCTGCTCACCTTGGACTACACCCTGGCCCCGGTGATCGAGCAACTGGCCCGCACCGGGTCGATGAAGATCAACCCCTACCAGGCCTTCGAGCCGGTGCCGGCGCGCGTCACGCTCAATCCCGCTGTGGACCAGTTCACGGTGACGAACACCACCTGGCGCTCCACACTGACGGAACGCATCATCACCGGCAGCGGCATTCTCGAGCAGGTGGTGGAGACGCGCTCGCGCACCCAGACCTTGTCGCGTTCGGTCGTCGAAGCCGAGTTCCTGCGCACGCTCAACGTGACCTTCGAGGTGCAGGGGTTTGGGCCGAGCGAGGCACTGGCCGCGTTGCGCTTTGATGGCGTCGCGCTCGCCCAACCCGATGGCACAGCCGCCAATACCCAAGGCGTACTCCAGGGCAGTTTTCAGGTGCCCAGCGGGGTGCCCTCGGGCGCCAAGCTTGTGGAGTTTCTGGGCGCGGGTGGCAGCTATGGCGCGGCCACCTATGTGGGCAACGGCCAGATCGTCACCCAGGTGCGTCGGCGTATCCGGACCACCGTGGTGCGTCGCTGGGACCCGCTGGCGCAGACCTTCACGCTGCCCGAGGCCCGTACCCTCGGTGGGCTGGAGCTGTGGTTCACCACCAAGGGCGGTGATGCGCCGGTGATTGTGCAGATCCGTGAAACCCAGGTCGGCATGCCTACCACCGAGGTGCTGACCGAAGGCCGCCTGGCGGCTGCCGACATCAAGACCGATGGCAATCCGACCCGGATCACCTTCGATCCGGTGACCCTGGAGGCCAACCGCGAGTACGCCCTCGTGGTGCTCACGGACGATGCGAACCACGCGGTGTCGGTGGCTGAACTGGGTAAGTACGACCCGCGTACCGGCTGGGTCACCGCGCAGCCCTACCAGATCGGCGTGCTGCTCTCGTCCTCCAACGGCATCACCTGGACCCCGCACCAGACGCAGGACCTGACCTTCCGGCTGCTGGGCTGCCGTTTCACGCAAACGTCTCGGACGGTCAGTCTGGGGCAATATGCGGTGACCGATCTCACGGACTTGATGGCGCTCGGAGGTGTCGAGCGGCCTGCCGCCGGCACCGATGTGCAGTTTCTGGCCACCGATGCCCAAGGGCGCAGCATCACCCTGTCGGAAGACCAGGGGCTGGCACTCACCGAGAAGCTCTCGGGCAACCTGGCGGTGTCGGCCAAGCTCACCGGCACGGAAGTGGCGAGTCCGATCCTCTACCCGGGCACCCAACTGGTGTTCGGCACCTTGGAAGCCGCGGGCGACTACCTGTCGCGGGCCATTGCAGCCGATGCCACCTTCAACGTCGCGGTGACCTTCGATGCGCTCACGCCCGGTACGGCCAGTGTCTCGGTCCAGGCCGAGTCCGGCACGTCAGGCAGCTTTGTCGAGTTGGCCTTGTCGGCGGGCGAGGAAGTTGGTAACGGCTGGATCGAGCGTACCTACAAGGCCACCGATCTGGTGGGCGTTGGGGCGGACCGGACCACCCGGGTGAAGCTGGCCCTGTCCGGCTCGCCGCAATACCGGCCCTTCGTGCGCAATCTGCGTGTGATCGTGACTTGATGGGAGGGTGAGTGATGCCAGATGAACGCACTCCGGTGCTGCGCTTGCCACTGCCGCACCCCGATCACCTGCTTATCGACGACGTGTTGCGTCTGCGCGAGGCTTTGATGGCGCTGGACGTCCAGGTCGCCGACAAGGCTGCAGCCAACGACGTGCTGAGCCTGCTTGCGCAGGAAGCCAGTACGCGCGCAGCGGCTGACCAAGGTCAGCAGGCCGATCTGGCGGCTGCCCGGCAGGCGCTACAGGTTTTGTTCGAGGCCGCGCTGCAAACGTCCGAGACGCAGTGGTCACAGCGCTTGGATGCCTTGGCTGTGCGCACCGTTGACCCGAGTCGTTACCGGCAGGTCTATGCCAACTTCCTGGAGGGGGTCTGATGAGTTACCAGTCAGAACTGATCGCCAAGATCAACGGCCTGGACGCCCAGGCACCAGCCTCCGACCTGTATCTCGCGGCCAAGTCGCTGATCGAGATCGGGGTGCAGGACATTCCCCGGGCGTTCACGGAGAACGTCTACGCCCGGCTGCTGCAAGCCCAGACCACCGATCCGTATGAGATCGGGTTTCTCAACAAGATCCTGGCGATGCTCGATGCCTGGGCCGTGACCACGGGCGCGTTTGGATTCAATGGGCAGGTCGTGCCGATCAAGAACGGGGCGCTGATCAGCCCGCCGCTGGATACGAGCTATGTGAAATTCCCGACCCGGCAGTGGGTCTTCGACACCCCGGGCACGCTGGATTTCTTGGCTGTGCACGGTCATGAGCTGCCCGGCTGGATCAAGGACCGCACGTTGCTGCGTGTCAGGGTCTGGGGGGCCGGGGGCAACGGCAGCAAGGGCGGCGGCTCTTCCACCAACGGTTACTACTCCGGCAATGGCGGTGGCGGCGGCGCCTATGCCGAGAGCCTGATTTCGTTCGCGCAACTGTCGGCAGCGCCCACCCTGGTGGTCGGCGCTGCGCCTTCTGGTTCGTCGGCCTTTGTCGGTGTATCGGCCGAAGGCGGTGGGACGGCTACCGGTAATGGACCGGGCGTCGGCGGCACCGTGGTCTCCGGGATGCTGACCGCCCCGGGTGGCAATGGCGCCGGCTACACCGGCACTTCCACCTCGACCTCACGACGTTCCAGCGGCTATGGCGGCGGGGGTGCCGGTGGTCCTTGGGGGCCAGGCAGTGGTCTGAGTGCCAGCACCACCGACGGGGGCGGCACGACTGGGGTGCTCGATTCGCCAGCGGCGGCGACCTACCTCACTG